TGGTGGGATGGTTTCCCTGATACATCTAATTGGCATGGATACAAGAACTCATGAGTGAAGAAACAGACTATTGGAAGTAGTATAAATAAATTTATATAATGAGGATATATTATGAAACATAAAATAACAACACATCAAATACCATTAGGCAACCCAATATTTAGGAATCTTGCTGAATGGCTACCCCTCCAAGATTGGTATATCGGTTCTACAGGTTCTGGACCTAAAAGCAGAGCTGACAAACTTGATCAATCATATCATAATGCTGGAGTTGTACATACAGAAGAAGGTATAGCAAAAGCTGATTATAATAAAGAGCGTTGGGGTGGTGGATTAAAAGCTAAATTGAATCCTAATGGATCAGTAAAAGATAGTTCATCTTGGGATCAATTTCCAGATGTATCTGGTGTATGGAGAAGTCCCTTTGGTTGGAGTGATGAAAGTGTACAACGCAGAGCTCCATTAGTATGGAATTTATTTGAATATATTAATAGTAACTTCTTTAATAACGCATTTACCCTAGACGGCTTTCCAGAAGAGATTGGTGCAACTAGGCCGATGTGGAGTACTAAATATGGTGAAGATGATACTATTCCAGGATTCGGTACTTTACCAGAAGCTGGTGGAATGCATCCAATATGGACATGTTATGCCATTGGAAAAACTGGTGGTGTATTATTCGAAGGTAGTCAAAAACATATGAAAGACCGTGTTCGAATGATGAAACTTAAAAATGGTAGAAGACGTTCTGGATCTGTAGGTATTCATAGAGACGCCAACGTTACTGATATGGTTGATGCTGATGGATACTTTTCAATTTTAGTTAATATGAATGAACATTGGAAACCAACATGGGGTGGTGATCTGTTATATTATGAGACGGTGGATAATCCTGAAGAAGCAGATGAAACCCATTGGAAACGTGGATACGGTATTGGATATGCAGATACAGTAGTTCCCCACAAACCTGGATCTGTAATACTATGTCCAGCAGCCGCCTTACATACTGCAGCGAATGACAAATATGATGCTAGGAGATCAGATTATCTTCGAAGAATTATGTTTAGGGTTAGATATAAAGATTTACTTAATGATGATTTAGATGAGACAGTATGAGTATACCAACCATTATAGAATACAATTTAAATCCAAAGGATCCAATTCTTAGAAAGGCTGATGAAGCCATTAAAGATGGGTATTGGTACTTAGGAGCATCTGGTGCTGGTGCAAAGACAGCATGTGGTGTTAATCCAGATCAAGAAGCTATTCGTAGAGAGATGTATTATGGTACTTACAATGAAGGTGGTAAAAACGTATTAAAGTGTAAACTAAATGCTAATGGTACTGTTCAAGATAGTATGGATTGGGAGACTGTACCTAATGCGTCAGGAGTATGGCGTCAACCATTTGCTTGGTCTGATGAAAGTTTAGAAAGGAGAGCTCCTGCGATTTGGGCATTATTCGATCTTGTCAATAAAGAATTCTTTAATAATGAAATGACATGTGATGGGTTTCCAGAAGAGATCGGTGGTACTAGACCAATGTTTAGTCCTAAGTATGGCGAAGATAAAACTATACCTGGTTATGGTGTAGTACCAGATATTGGTAATCCTCCAGCAATATGGACAGCATATTGTACAGGAAAATCAGGTGGTATATTACTAGAAAATCCAAAGGGGAAAAAACCTAGGAAGGCAATTAAAAAAATGAGAGGATCCGCCGGGCCACATCGCGATGCTCCTGTTATTAGAGAGTCTGATGGTGAAGGATATTATTCAATTGTGTGTGTTATGAATCCAGTATGGAAACCATCATGGGAAGGTGCGGCACATTATCATGAAACAATTGATCCAACTGAAGCAGAAGAAGTTCATTGGAAAAGAGGATATGGTATTGGGTTTCCAACATCAGTACATCCACAAAGGCCTGGTGCTGTATACTTAGTCCCATCTACAGCAGTTCATACTGGTATGGATTTACCTATACCAAATAGACCAACATATCAAAGAAGATTACTGTTTAGAGTTAGACGTAAATCCACTCCAAAATATATTCAACCAGAAGTTGATTGTCCTAGTGTAAGTTGCGATTGGCATGGTGTAGTATCAGCTGACGGACATTGCCCTGTGTGTAATCACTACTTGGATTTGACGTATAAATAGTATTATATCATGAAAGGAATTATATTATGGACGTACAAGAAATACTTGATATGTGGCAAGAAGATTGCCAAATCGATCAATTAAAATTAGATGATGCAACTATAAAAATAGCATCGCTTCACTCTAAATATCTAGGGCTAATTACAGTAGCCAAAATCAAGAAGAAAGACAAAGACCTTAAATTTAAGATACTGCTTAAAGATAAATGGTTATACTACAACGGTAAAATGGATAAACAGCAAATGGATACGAAGTCTTGGGACTATGATCCGTTTAATGGTTTAAATAAACCTCTTAAAGGTGATATGAATTATTACTATGATGCTGATACTGATATTCAAAGATATCAGGCAGAAATTGCATATATGCAAACACTTATAGATACCCTTAAGGAGATTATGGATACTATAAGATGGAGACATCAGAGTATTAGCAACATCATCAAGTGGAGAAGTTTCGAAGCGGGCGTGTAATGGAAATCAAAATAGCAGTAAAGAATAATGTGTTTCTAACAGTAGATTGTGAGGATAAAGGAATCTTGCATGAACTAGCTGAATTCTTTACATTCTATGTTCCTGGATACAAGTATATGAACGCATTCCGCAATAAGATGTGGGATGGCAAGATTCGTTTATTAGACTTAAGAACCCAAACAATATACGCTGGTCTATATCAATACATTAAGGAGTTTGCAAATGAGCGAAATTACTATATTACTATCGATGATTCTAATTCACATTACTACGATAGACCTGACATCTATCATGATGACAATGTAGATTGGATTGATGCTCTTCCGTTATCATCTAACGGCAAAAAGATTGAACCTAGAGATTATCAAAAAGAAGCTGTAGCTTATGGTTTAAAAAATAGAAAAGGTCTATTAATTTCACCTACAGCCTCAGGCAAGTCATTAATAATTTACTTATTAATTAGATATTTTTTAGAATACAATAAGAAAAAAGTATTATTAATAGTACCTACCACAAGTCTTGTTAAGCAAATGTATGGTGACTTTAAAGACTATTCACAGTTCGATGAAACCTTTGATGAAGATCAATGTCATCAGATTATGGCTGGTTGTGATAAGAATAATAATGATAAAGACATCTATATTAGTACATGGCAATCAATCTATAAAATGCCATCGAAATACTTTCAACAATTTGGTATGGTTATAGGTGATGAAGCCCATAACTTTAAAGCTAAATCTCTTACAAGCATTTTAACTAAATGTACTCAAGCCATATACAGATTTGGATTAACTGGTACGTTAGATGGAACACAAACCCATAAATTAGTGCTTGAAGGCTTGTTTGGTCCTATTAGAAATATTACAACCACTAGAGCCTTGATGGATGCCGATCATTTGGCTGATATAGATATATCTGTAATCCTCCTTAAGTATCATCATGAGTTACGTAAGAGCCTAACTAAAATGAAATACCAGGATGAAATGAATCATATTGTGGGATATGCTCCGCGTAATAAATTTATTACTAATTTAGCATTAGATCAAGATGGTAATACATTAGTATTATTTCAATACGTAGAAAAGCATGGTGTACCTTTATTTAAGTTAATAGAAGATAAAGCCCATAAGAATAGAAAGGTATTCTTTGTATCTGGTAATACCGATGCTGAATCTAGAGAAGAGATTAGAAAACTAACAGAGAAAGAAAACGATGCAATTATTGTGGCTTCATTAGGCACATTCTCTACCGGTATTAATATTAGAAATCTACACAATATTATTTTTGCAAGTCCATCTAAGTCTCAAATTAGAATATTACAATCTATTGGCAGAGGATTAAGAAAGAGTGATGATGGTTCAACCACTAAAGTATTTGATATTGCTGATGATATTCATTGGAAGAAAAATAAGAATTTCACTCTAAGACACGCAGCTGAAAGGATAGCTTTATACGCTAAAGAGAAGTTTAAATTTAAAATATACGAGATTGAAATATGATAAATAGATATATGGATGATGAAAAAATACTAGATATTAGCTTAAATGATCTTAATGTAAAATATTTCAAGCTAATGAATGGTGAATCAATTATATCATATGTGCGAAATGACTTAAATAATCTTGATGATGGTGCTGTGGTATATTTAGAAGAGCCAATGAAAGTATCCATGGATCATAACAATCAATATCAATTATCAAGTTGGTTACCATTCTCTTCTGAAATTGTACACAAGTTAGATGTATACAATATTGTTATGGAAGCTTCAATTGATGATGATATCAAAGCACACTACCTTAAAATTATCTTAGAGGATCATGATCAAAGAGAGATACCTGATCCTGAAACTAAAACAAGACACTAACCTCTGTATCCAGTATCCCCCAGAACATAGTTCTATTATACACTGAAACCACCTACTTGTACACATCTCTAAAGGGATGTATCTATTACATGTAAATTGTGTTATAATATATCTAATAACACTTTTTAATTAGGAAACATACCATGACTGTAAAGATAAAACCTAGAGATAAACCACATTATGTTAACAATAGAGATTTTTCGTATGCTGTAGTAGACTATGTAAGGGAATGTGTTGTAGCAGAAGAAGAGAATTTGCGTCATCCAAAAGTAACAGATTATATCGCAACATGCTTTATGAAAATCTGTGAAGGACTATCACATAAACCTAACTTTGTAAGATATACATATAGAGATGAAATGGTAATGGATGGTGTAGAAAACTGTTTACGTGCTGTACATAACTATAATATTGATGCTGCAACTAGAACAGGTAAGCCTAATGCATTCTCATATTTTACACAGATAGCATATTTTGCTTTTATCAGACGTATAACTAAAGAAAAGAAACAAGCAGATATCAAATTTAAATTCATGGCACAAGCTGATATAGAATCATTTATGTGCGGTATTGATCAGAATAGTCCAGTAGATCAATCATTCATTGATACACTTAGAGATAAAATTTCTAAGATTCATATGAAAGATGAAGCTGTTAAAGAGTTTGGTAAACAAGAGAAAGAAAAAGAAAAAGAAAATAAGAAAGGAGTGGAATTATTTACATGAAAATATTACATAAAAACGTATTAATTAAACAGATGGAAACTGCAGAAGCAATAACTGAATCAGGATTAATTCTTACGGGAACTTCAGAAGAAGGTATATTTCAAAAAGCGGAAATCATTTTGGTTGGAGCTGATGTTGAGTCTGATATTAAACCAGGAGATATTGCATTAGTTGCAAAAGGTTCAGCACAAGCTATTAAAGGTGATGATGGTGTAGAATATCTGTTATGTGCAGATAATAATATAGCAGCTATTCTGTGAAATTAGGTATAGTAGGATATGGTATACTTGGTAGAGCCGTATACGAGGCTTTAAAAGATTACCATGACATAACTATTATCGATCCACCAGCTGGATATGGTAATGGTATGCAATTTGGGTTTGATGCATACGTATTATGTTTGCCTACGCCATCAGACAAAGATGGTAATTGCGATTTTTCTTTAATTAGCTTTTATTTAGATCACATAACTAGTTATGATAAAGAGACTCAAATATTGGTTAAATCAACTATACCACCCTCCGATTTACTTAGCTTAGAAAAGCAATATGATTTCTCTTATTCACCTGAATTTCTAAGGGCTGATAGTAATATAGCAGATTTTCAAAGGCAAGAGTTTGCTATCTTTGCAGGTAATGATCCAATATTTTGGTATAATCTATTGATTGATGCTAAGGTCTATATAGACAAGGTTATGTTTACTAATATGAATACAGCATCATATATTAAATATGGGATTAACACATTTTTAGCCACTAAAGTTATGTTCTTTAATGAATTAGAAGATTTGTTTGATGGTGAATTGGAAGATATTACTGGTGCCATGGCATTCGATCCACGTATAGGAACTAGTCATATGCAAGTACCAGGGCCTGATGGTAAGAAAGGATTTGGTGGTATGTGTTTTCCTAAAGATACCAAAGCCTTTGCACTATACGCCAGGAACCAAGGTAAGCCTTTAGAGATACTTGAAAAGGTAATTGAGATTAACGAAAAAATACGAAAATGGTAGGATTCACCTGCAGTTCATTTGATTTATTACATGCTGGTCATGCCATGATGCTTAAAGAATGTGCTGATAATTGTGATAGATTAATCGTAGGATTGAATGTTAATCCAGTTAAGGATAATAAATATCCAGTTCAAAGCGTGGTTGAAAGGTATACACAACTAGAAGCAATTGCATATATTGATCAGATTATACCATATAATACTGAGAAGGAATTAATAGATATTCTACAACTATATCCAATTGATATTAGATTTATTGGTGATGACTATAGAGGCAAACCGTTTACAGGTGATACTTTACCGATTGATATCTTCTATAATAGAAGGCAACACACATTTTCATCTAAAGAATTAAAAGAACGTGTGCGTAATCAAGCTGATATACTAGAAGGTAATACTGTAAAAGATAACGATACGTATAAACTAATAGACAATACAACCTTAGAAGCTATGACTATATCAACTACTACATTGCATCCAAAGCAATCAACTAATGGACATTCACATAGCATGGAAGAAGTCTATCATTTTTTGTCTGGGACAGGTATAATATCAATTAATGATATAGATCATTGTGCTGAAGCCGGCAAGACATTTGTAATTAAACCAGAAGAATTTCATCGAGTAAGTAATGTTAGTGCTCATGATGATTTAGCATTCTTTTGCGTATTTTCAGGAGTAAGAGACCATTGAATATATTAATGACAGGTAGCGATGGCTATATAGGATCACATTTAAAACCAGCCTTAGAAAAAGAAGGTTATACCGTATTTGAGTTTGATGGTGATATTAGTGAATTTAAGATAGCATCATTAATATATATTGATATGGTTATCCATTTGGCTGGTAGAGCTGGTGTTAGAGAATCATTCGATAAACCAGAAGAGTATTATAAGGTTAATGTTGAAGGATCTAAAGCGGTATTTAAAGCTTGCCATATAACAGATGTTCCAGTGATATATACATCTTCATCTAACGCAGCAGAATGGTGGACTAATCCTTATGCTACTACAAAGAAGATTATGGAAGAAATAGCTCCTAAAAATTCATTAGGAGTGAGACCTCACACAGTATATCCTGGCAGAGAAGACATGTTATACTGGAAGCTTAATAATGATATTGAATCAATCAAGTATATTAATACTAGACATTACAGAGACTTCACTCATATTGAAGATTTTTGCTCTGCCCTATGTACTTTAGTCGCAAACTATGATATAATAGAACCTAGAGTTGTTGATATTGGTACTGGCCATGCTGTTAGAGTTATGTCTGTGGCTAAGAAATTTGGTTGGAAAGGCGAAGGAAGAATCGATCTAACACCAAAAGAAAGAGAAGTTACAATTGCCGATATTACAGTATTAAAAGAATTAGGATGGATAAATAAACATTACATTATATGAAGATAGCTATATTAAATGATACCCACTGCGGAGTTAGAAACTCATCTGAAATCTTTATGGATTATCAGGAGAGCTTTTACCGAGACGTATTTTTCCCATATTTGCATGAAAATGGAATATCTCAAATCATTCATTTGGGAGACTACTACGATCATCGTAAGAATATTAATTTCAAAGCATTACATCATAACCGTAAGATATTCCTTGAGCCTATGAAAGAGAAAGGTATTAAAATGGATATCATTCCAGGCAATCATGATGTATTCCATAAGAATACTAATGATCTTACATCCCTTAAAGAACTATTAGGATATTATACTGCTAACGTTAATATTGTTACTAAACCCACATGTATCAATTACGATGGTTTAGATGTACATTTGATACCATGGATTAATAAAGAAAACTATAATGAATATACGAATTATATAAAAAATAATGATGGTATACTTATGGCCCATTTAGAATTGAAAGGATTTAAGGTCCTAAAGAATTTTGAACAGAAACATGGTATGTCAGCAACGTTATTTGATCATTATGATATGGTGTTATCTGGCCATTATCATACTAAATCTAGTAATAAGATTGTTAGATATTTAGGATCACAAATGGAATTTACATGGAATGATGCTCATGAAGAGAAGCATTTCCATATTTTAGATACAGAAACAAAAGAAGTAACTCCGGTACTTAACCCATTGACCTTATTTAGAAAGGTATATTATGATGATGGACCAACCAGTAAGACTGACTATAACACTTTAGATATATCTAATTTGGATTATAAGTTTGTTAAGGTTATTGTTGAGAACAAAACTAATCCGTTTTTATTTGACAAATTCGTAGATCGAATTGCAGATTTAAACACACACGAACTGAAAATAATAGAAAACTTCCAGGAGTTTTTAGGTGAAAACGTAACTACATCTTTAGAGGATGTAGAGAATACCCAAGAATTAATGGATAACTATATTGATTCAGTGACAACAGATCTCGACAGAGATAAACTTAAAACATTAATGAATTCATTATATAATGAAGCAATAGACGAGGAAATACAATGAGTTATAAAACTAAAACTAATTATCTATTAGAAACCTTTACAATATTAGCACTAGCAGCTATATTTGTATTTAGCTATCCAAAGACGGCAGAGGCATCACACCACGAACGTCACCCAGCAAGTACTCATCACTTCAATATTGAAGATGCAATGAATAATAAGGAGATTGTATTAATGGCTATTGGCACAGCGGTATATTATCGTGAGTACTGTGCAGGCCTAACTAATATTGGTATGTCATATCTTGATAAAGCGATTGCTCAACATAAGATAAATGTACATACAATGTCTAAAGAAGCACAATATAAAGTTGGCTATAAACTAGCAGAGAGTTACCCAACATGTGGCAAGCTTAGATTTGCAATTTCAGATGCAGGTCTTGGAGCTATGATCCGTTGATTAAATTTAAATTTGTGTCATGGCAGAATTTTCTATCTGCTGGTAATAATGAAATTCGAATTGACTTAGATAGATCTAAATCAACTCTAATTGTAGGACACAACGGAGCTGGAAAATCTACGTTATTAGATGCTCTTTCCTTTGGGCTATTTGGCAAACCTCATAGATCAATTAAAAAGAATCAGTTAATAAATTCTGTTAACATGAAAGGTGCAAAGGTAACGATTGAATTCGAAACTGCAGGTCATACCTTTTTGATTATACGTACCATTAAACCTAATGACTTTAAAATTTGGCAAGATGGTAAATTTATAGATCAAACAGCATCAGCCAGGGATTACCAGAAATTCTTAGAACAGAATATTCTTAAGCTTAACCACAAGTCATTCCATCAAATTGTGGTACTTGGATCATCGTCATTTGTACCATTTATGCAATTACCAGCACACCACAGACGTGAAGTGATTGAAGATTTATTAGATGTATCGATATTCGGTAAAATGAAAAATATCCTTAAAGATAGAACTACAGAAACTAAATCTAACTTAAAGAAATACAAAGGATTAATTGATACTGAAAAGGGCAAAATACAATATCAAAAGAAGTATATTGATAAAATGGAAGCTTTAAACGAAGCAGCAGATGCTGACGTTGAAGAAACTAATAAAGGTATAGATCAAAAAATAGATAAATTGACTACAAAGGGTATTAGTCTTATGGAAGATCTAGGTAAGTATCCACAAGAGATTCATATGGATTTGACATCTTTATTAATTGATAAAGACGAATTAGTTGCCAAATTAGCTGATATCAAATGTACAATTGAGAATGCCACAGAAGAACATCTATTCTATATGAATAATGATTCGTGTCCTACATGCTCACAAGATATCACACAAGCTCTTAAAGATACTAGAGTTACTACATTAAAAGAAGCGGCTAAATCTATATTAAAAACTAGAGAAGAAGTCATTAGTGACATGGGTGAAAACACAGATCTTATAGCAGATATGCAGAATACATTAAAAGAAATTAGTAATACCAGTAATGAAATGCAACGTACCCAAGCATTAATTGAACAGTTGAAAACATCTAAGTTAGTTAAAAAGGATAAGGTAGATCTAACGAAATCATATGAAGAACTAAAGACATTAATAACGGCTATGGATGAACTTAGAGATGAGTTAGATTTATTATCAGAAAGATTACTATATAATGATACTGCTACTGCCATGTTAAAAGACACAGGTATACGTACTAAAGTCGTTAGAGAATATCTACCAGCAATGAATATGTTAATTAATAACTATCTGCAAACCCTAGACTTCTTTGTATCATTTAACCTTGATGAGAACTTTAACGAAACAATTAGAAGTAGACACAGAGATACATTCGTCTATGCTAACTTCTCAGAAGGTGAAAAGCAACGTATTGATTTGTCATTGTTATTTGCATGGAGACAGATTGCTAAGATGAAGAATTCTACAAATACCAATTTGTTATTACTTGATGAGACCTTCGATTCATCATTAGATACTGATGGTGTAGATAATCTTATGAAGATACTATATAGTTTAGATGATAATACAAATACATTTGTCATATCGCATAAGCCAGACCTGTTAGAATCAAAGTTAAAATCTAAAATCGAATTCAAAAAAATAAACAACTTCTCTATGATAGCGTAATAGACACACTATCTGTGTGAAAAGTAACCACATAAAAGGCTAAAACTATGATATAATGGTACCATAAACAATTGATTAAGGAAACAATTATGTACAAATATTTCACTGAAAAGCTAACTGAAAGTGTTTTTAATAATAATGATGATATGCAAAGACAAGCTACCGCGTTTTGTGGTGAGCATCTAGTTAAGAGATTTACTAATGGTAACATTAGACATATCTCTGGATATGATGTACAAGGTGCCAACGGCAAAACGTATGAAGTAAAATCAACTAATCGTCCAGATGCTAGATCAATGAGAATTGGTAACCTACTTAGTAAAAAAGATAAGTGTGATTTTATTGCTATTGTTGATTTTAACAGCAAAAAATTATCTTTAATTCCACACGATGTTTTCTTTGATGACGAATTAGTTTACCTTTGTACTACTAGTAATAAGAAAGGCAGATTTAGTTGGAGCGCATCTTATAATGAAACAGATAAGTTAGCAACTAAGAACACTGCAATTTTCAAACAGTACGAAGTAGATGCATCAGATTTGTTTAAAGAGATTTTACAATAGACACACTATCTGTGTGAAAAGTAACCACATAAGTGCTACGTTTCATGATATAATATACATATAAACAATTGAAAAGGACATTAGATTATGAATTTTAACTCTCAAGAATATTTAGCTAAGTTACTTGCTAAAGAAAATCTTACGGTTCAGCACGGTAATTATCAAACAGCATCATTTGACGTTGTTAATCGTGTGCTGAGACTACCATTATGGAAAGATCAAGGTAAAGACGTTTACGACCTTTTAGTTGGTCATGAAGTCGGCCATGCTCTTTATACTCCAGCAGACGGCTGGCACGACTCGGATAAAGAGATCCCAGGCGTTCCACGCTCATATATAAATATCATCGAAGATATTAGAATCGAAAAGATGATTCAAAGAACGTATCCAGGTATTGTTCGTGCATTTAAGAGTGGTTACAAGAAATTATTTGATAGCAACTTATTCGGTACTGATGATCGTGATATTAATAAAGCATCATTTATGGATCGAGTGAATGTTCACTCTAAAGGCCGTGGATATCTTCCTGTTGAGTTTACTCAACTTGAGCAGTTATTTGTTGATATGGCTATGGCTGTTGAGACGTGGGATGATGTGCTTAACGCATGTCGTGAGATTAATGATTTTGTTAAGGCTAAAGAAGACTATGAAGATGAAGATAAGGAAGAGTGTAGCCAAGGCACGCCAAGTGAAGATGGCCTCGAAGAGGAAAATGAAACAGAGGGAATGTCTCAAGATGATTCAGGAGATGAAAGCGATGATTCAGGAAGTTCTGAAGGACAATCGGGATCGATAGGTGATGGCGAAGAAGCTGAGCCTGAGTCTGATACATTTACTGATGACGCTTTCCGTGAAAACCAAGAACAATTATTAGAGCAAGACGAAAATGGTCGTGCCCCACAATATTCTACTGGTATTTCAGACAACCGTTTAAAAGACATGCTTGTTCCATACGCAATGTTAAAAGAAGCGAGACTTGAAAATAGGTGGAAAGTTTCAGAGTGCTACAGTCACGCTGACAGTTATACTCAGTATGACGCATTAGTTAAAGAGGTTAAGCCAATAGTTAATTTAATGGCTAAAGACTTCGAACGTAAAAAGGCTGCGTGGGAATATTCTCGTTCTTCTGAAGCTAAAAAGGGTTCATTGAATGTCAATAAACTTCACCAATATCAATATTCTGAAGATATTTTCTTGACCGTTCAGCAACTTGCTCAAGCTAAGTCGCACGGTATTGTTATGTTAGTTGACTGGTCTGGCTCTATGCAAGATATTGCACTAGACACGATCAAACAAACTATCATGATCGGAATGTTTTGTAAGCGTGTAAATATTCCGTTTGAAGCTTATTCATATACTACAGGCAAGAATTTAGGTGCAACGTGTAGTGAGTTAGGTGATAACGAAATGGAAAACACACACAATACTAAGATTGTTCAGGTTTTGTCATCGTCAATGAAAAAAGTTAACTTTGATGAAGCAGCCCGTCACTTATATGCCACCGCTCTAGCTGTCACATATAGAGGACCTTTTAGATATCAAGATGTATGTGCGTTCGATCGCATGGGCTCAACGCCTACAATTCAAACGCTAGTTGCTAGTGCAGATATTCTTACTGACTTTAGAAAAAAACACGGAGTTCAAAAGTTAAATGTTATGTTATTAACTGACGGCGCTGCTGATAGCTACTGGATCAATAATGATTATGATCGTGATCGTGCTAAAACAACAAGTGAGATCATGTTTAAATTCAAAAACAAATCCGTTCGTGGTGACAATTCTGCGGAACTTGTTGCTGGTACTATTCAAGCGTTAAAAGAAATTACCGGTGCCAACGTTCTTGGGTTTTTCTTAGCTAAAGACAAACGTGACTTCGCATGGGCATTCCGTTCGTATGTTCGCATATATGATTCTGTCATATACGATAAAAATCTTAAAGAATTCAATAAAAACGGCGTTGTTACTTATAATAATGTTGATGGTTATAATGAATTCTTTATCGTTAAACTCACTAACAGACAAGTCGTCGATGAGTTTGAGGTTAAAGACAAAGGACACGGCATTGAAATTAAAGATATTAAACGTGAGTTTCGAAAGTTCAACAAGAACCGCAAAAACTCTAAGCAACTTGTCAATAAGATTACCAATGCTGTTGCTGCTTAATAAATAGACACACTATTTGTGTGAAAAGTAGTTGTACAAGGACTACAAACTATGATATAATATACATATAAACAATTGAAAAGGACAACTATATAATGAATAAGAAATTAATTGAGGCGTTAGTCGCCAAATATCCAGAGCGTACAGAATTTACTGCTAAAGAAATTGCTGCCGTTACTAAAACTGTTGGTTTAAATACTTCTAAGGTTTACCACGAAGTTAAAAACAACTATCCAAAAGTAAGACGTGGAGTTTACAATCTTGAAACTGCGTTATCTCCATACGGTAAAGTTAAAACAGCCGGTGTTGTTAAAAACATCGGTGTTACTTCCGTTTCAAATGATGAGGTTTTTGTCCCTGAAGCGGATAAAACTTTCGTTGAGTGGGGAAACTTTAGAGACATTTACAAGATTGTTAAATCAAGAATGTTTTATCCTACTTATGTTACTGGAATGTCTGGTAACGGTAAGACGTTTATGATCGAACAAGCGTGTGCCAAAGCTGGACGTGAATATGTTCGTGTTCAGATCTCTCCTGAGACTGATGAAGATGATTTGATTGGCGGCTTCCGTCTTTTAAATGGTGAGACTGTTTTCCAAAAAGGCCCAGTTATTAAAGCTATGGAACAAGGTGCTTTACTTCTAATCGATGAGATTGATCGTGGAACAAATAAGATCATGGCTCTTCAAGGTGTTTTGGAAGGTAAGCCAGTTCTAATTAAGAAGACAGGCGAAGTGATCACACCACAGCCTGGCTTTAACATTATCTCTACTGCCAATACTAAAGGCAAGGGCTCTGATGACGGACGTTACTCTGCTGCTACAATTATTGATGAAGCATTCTTAGAGCGTTTCACAATTACTGTTGAGCAAAAATACCCTACCGCTTCGATTGAAAAGAAAATTCTTAAGAAGCACATGGAAAAATTTGAGTGTGTTGATGAAGAGTTTTCAAACCTTCTCGTCGGTTGGGCTGATACGATTCGTAAGACGTTCGAAGATGAAGGTGTTGATGAGGTTATTTCAACTCGTCGTTTGTGCCACATCATTCAGACATACTCAATCTTTGGAAAACGTGATAAAGCAATTGCGCTTTGTGTGAATCGTTTTGATGATGATACTAAAGAGGCTTTCATTGACCTTTACTCTAAGGTTGATGCCACTGTTAATTACGGTGAGGAAGCTGAAACAAACACTGACGCGTCAACCGACGTTGATGAAATTACATACGCAAAGGAGACATATGAAACTAAGTAAAAGTACTGTAGAAGTCTTAAGAAACTTCTCAAATATTAATAGCAATATCGCAATTGGCGATTCCGGATCCGTCCGGACAGTTGCGATCGCTAAGAACCTAATGGGCAAAGCGGAGATTCCAGAGGAGTTTCCGTATAAGTTCGGGATCTATGATCTCAATGAATTTTTGTCTTGTTACAGCATGTTCGATGATCCTTCATTAGGATTTGACGACAATCAAAAATTTGTTACAATCACGGATGGAATTTCTGCAGTTAAGTATTTCTTTTCTGATATTGATAATTTAACTGTAACTGATAAAGATGTAACTATGCCAGACACGGTAGTTAATTTCACCATTACAAATGACGAATTGAATAAGATCCGCAAAGCTTCAGCCGCATTAAAAGCAAATGACTTAGTGGTTACTAAGAATACTGATGGTGGCGTATGGACAAAGTTAACTGTGACTGATAAAGAAAACCCAACATCCAATGAATTTAGTCTTAATATTGCTAATTGTAATATTGATACTGATGAGAACTTTGAATTTGTATTTAATATAAACAACTTCAAGTTTAATGCAACTGATAAATATACATTTGAAATAGCGTCAAAACTTATTTCAGCAGTAAAAGCCGGCGACACCAATTACTGGTTAGCCTTAGAAAAAACATCTACATACGGAGTATAGATTATGCCAGAACAACAAGAAGAGATCCAACTAAGCTTGCAAGATATTGCAGCATGTATTCATATCATTGATATTGTGTCAAAACGCGGAGCGTTTGAAGGACCAGAATTAGGTGATGTTGGTACAGTACGAAACAAATTAGCAGCATTCATTGAGGCTAATAAGCCAGCTGAAGAAGAGCCTACAGCAGATGCTGGCGGATCCGCAGAAGACGGCGGCTAAAAAAGATTCGAATAAGGTGTACATTTGTATCAAAATATGATACAATAGTACTATACTATTATATCATGGAGAGTAAATGAGAGATGATTTCTTATGGGTGGAAAAGTACCGCCCAAAAACTATTGACGAGTGTGTTTTAGATGATTCATTAAAAAATACATTTAAGAGTATAATCGACGGCGGGGAACTGCCTAATATGATGTTTACAGGAACTGCGGGGGTAGGTAAAACTACTGTAGCACGTGCTTTGTGTGAAGAACTTGAACTTGATTATATTGTTGTTAATGGTTCGGAGGACGGAAACATCGATACACTCCGTGGTAAAATTAAACAGTTTGCTTCAACTGTTTCACTCCAAGGTGGATATAAGGTAGTCATATTAGACGAAGCTGATTATCTTAATCCACAATCTACACAACCTGCCTTAAGGGGTTTCATCGAAGAGTTTTCTAATAATTGCCGGTTTGTCCTTACCTGTAATTTTAAGAATAGAATCATCGAGCCCCTCCATAGCAGGTGTTCCATCTATGAATTTAATGTCAGTGGCAACAAAGCCAAATTGGCAACCCAGTTCATGGATCGGCTAAAGTATATTCTTGATCTCGAGAATATCAAATCAAACGATCGAGTTCTTGCCGAGCTTATAATGAAGTACCTACCCGATTGGCGTCGTGTAATCAACGAATGCCAACGTTACGGGATGTCTGGTACTATTGATACTGGAATATTAGTGTCCCTTTCAGAGACCAGTATCAAAACATTAATGAGCGATTTAAAAGGTAAGAACTTTAAGAATATGCGTAAATGGGTTGCTGATAATATCGATGTAGAGTCTGCAAAATTATTCAGAATGGTATATGACCATATGAATTCATATGTGGATCCTGCGTCGATACCTCAATTAGTAATGATTCTTGCTGACTACCAATATAAAGATAGCTTTGTCGCAGATCATGAAATAAATGTTGTTGCTTGTTTTACTGAAATTATGTCTTCAATTAAATTCGAATGAAGAATACAAATGCATTAACAAGCAATCCGTTTAGTTACTTAAACGCTATTAATAATAATGTACATTATCACTTTCGTGATGATGTTATTTTAAACAAAGACTATAATGCTTTTATGATTAACAGGGGTTTATCTTACTTTCCTGATACAGTACTGTATGCAAATGAGATGAACAAATACCACCATCTAGATGGGAAACTACAATTTGACTTTCTTATAAATATAGTTAGAAAGCGTAAAAGATTTTCCAAATGGCATAAGTCGTCTGAGTCAGATGATATTAATGCAATCAAAAGTTATTATGGATATAGCAACGAAAAGGCTCGTGATGTTTTACCGCTCTTCAATATGGATCAATTGAAAATTATAAAGGATACGGTAAATCATGGTGGAACAAAATGATGAAATAGTGAATTGGAATTCAGAGATGATGTTAGAAGTTATATTAATGCAACCAGATGATTTTTTAAAAATCAGAGAGACCTTAACCCGAATGGGTGTAGCGTCTAAACAAGATTCAAAGTTATATCAATCTTGTCATATACTGCACAAACAAGGCAGATACTTTATCACACACTTTAAAGAACTATTTTTATTAGATGGAAAACCTTCTAATTTAACAGTTAATGATGTTGGTAGACGTAATACTATTGTGCAATTATTGTCTGATTGGGGACTATTAGAAATTGTAGATCATTCTGCAGTTGCTGATAAGACACCTCTAAATCAGATCAAGATTATTTCGCACAAGGATAAAATTAATTGGGAATTATGTCCCAAATATAATATCGGTGTAAAATGATTAAGGCCTTTTTCCAGGGCTATGATCGAGTCTATGCCTGGTGGACTCTAACATTCCTGGCTTTAATAGTCGGGTTTCAAGCTTACCTTACACGTCAATTCAATGATTGGTATAAAGTCTTCTATGATGCATTAGAAGACAAAGACCAAGCAGCATTCTTAGAAAGCTTTATTAATCGAGGCGATTTTCTATTATACGACGTCACGACATGGGGATTTATTCCCCTGGCTCTATTGGCAATTCTATTGTTTGCATATACTCAGTTCATAGGCAATCGATTCAGCTTTAGATGGCGTGAAGCTATGACTAAAGAATATTTGCCTAGATGGAAGATGATGGATAACCATACAGAAGGTGCAAGTCAACGTATCCAAGAAGATACTAGGAAATTTGCATGGTACATTTGGATATTAGGAGAAGGCTTCATTAAAGCCATTATGATCTTAGTATTCTTCCTTCCAGTCTTATGGACATTAAGCGAAGGGTTTGATATACCTGGATATCTTATTTGGATTGCACTAGGAGTGAGTGTTGGTGGCCTTGGCATATCAACCATCGTTGGACGCAAGTTACCTAGACTTGAGTATAATAATCAGGTTGTTGAAGCAAGACTTAGAAAAGCATTAGTACGGTGTGAAGATAATAAAGAGGCCCATACCAATAAACATATATTAGAGGTATTTGCTGAGATGAAAGTGAATTACTATAGGTTGTATGACAACTATAAGTACTATTCATTATGGGAAAACCTATACTTTCAGGCTGGTGTAGTAATTCCTTACTTAATTGCAAGTCCTCAGTATTTTGCTGGACTAATCACATTAGGTACCTTAGTACAAATTGGTAATGCCTTTGATAAGATCCATGAGTCTATGAGCTTCTTCACAGATAATTGGATGACAGTAACAGAACTTAAATCAGTGATAATTCGTTTAAAAGAATTTGAAGATGATATTAATATAACTTAGACTATGGAGAATTATGGAAATAAAAATTATTAGATTATTAAGCGGCGAAGAAATCCTAACTGGATGGAATGAGGAAGCCAATATAGTAGACACCCCGATCGGAATGGTAACTACACCGGAAGGCCAAATTAACTTTACACCTTACGTACCTTATTCAGATTCAACTGAAATGGAGATACCAGATAGATCGATTCTGTGGATCGTTAATCCAACACAAGAGTTAGTAGACAAATACAAGGAGATGACAGGGCAAATTGTAACACCGCCATTACAAAAAATAGTTGTATAAAAGGTTTACTTTTGCAGTAAACTATGATATAATATACCTATATGAATGAAAACTTTTACTCGAATGCCTATCGGTTTGGCAGAAATATCCGATATCTTGGTTATGAAAATGGAAAAAGGGTGCAGAGAATGGTACCCTTTTCTCCCTCCTTATACATAAAATCACCTAAACCAAACACTAAATGGGCTTCACTGGATGGAATTCCAGTAGAACCTATTGTCTTTTCAACTATGAAAGAATCAGGAGACTTCGTAAAACAATACGCAGATGTCCCTGGCTTTAACGTATATGGCAATACGAACTACGTAGTTCAATACTTAAATGATATGTTTCCAGGTACAATCGAATGGGATCGTAACGTAATCAATGTGACTGCAATTGATATTGAAACTAAATTTGAGAATGGTTTCCCACATCCTGACATAGCTGATCAAGAAGTCACAGCTATCACATGTAAGAATAATATTGATGATACGTATTACGTGTTTGGATGTGGTGAATATGATACAGAAAAATCTATCATGCAAACGTCTGCAGTAGAATATAAACAATGTAATGACGAACGTGAATTACTCATGAGATTTGTTATTCATATGTCAACAGTAGATATTATTACTGGTTGGAACGTAGAGTTTTTCGATATACCGTATCTAGTAAATAGAATTGGTAAGATATGTGGTCCAGATGTTCTTAAGAAGTTATCCCCATGGGGTGACATCAAGGATAATACACAACGACCTAATGCGTTTAATCCAAAGCCTAGACCACAATTTAAGCTTATGGGTGTTACCATTTTAGATTACCTTGATCTATTTAAGAAGTTCGGTTATTCGTATGGCCCTCAAGAATCATATAAGTTAGATCATATTGCTTCGGTAGTGCTCGGTGAACGTAAGTTATCTTATGAAGAGTTTACTGACTTGAATGATCTGCATGATAATAACTATCAAAAGTTCATTGACTATAACATCAAAGACGTAGAAATTATCGATCGATTAGAAGATAAGATGGGTCTCATTACTCTTGCCTTAACTATGGCTTATAAGGGTGGTGTTAATTACGGTGATGTAATGGGTACGGTAGCCATTTGGGATTCAATCATTTATAGAGATTTATCTGAACAACACATTGCTATTCCACAAAACACTGAATCATTTAAAGGTGATTATCCTGGCGGTTACGTAAAAGAACCTCAAGTAGGAATGCATGATTGGGTATGTTCGTTTGACTTAAATTCACTATATCCATCTATTATTATGCAATATAATATGAGTCCTGAAACTATCATTGATGGATTGGAAAGCAGTGTAAATGTGAAGTCTGTGTTAAATAAGCAGATACAGAATAATATTCCTAATACTGCATTGGCTTGTAATGGTGTACGATTCTCTACTTCAAAGATCGGTGTACTTCCGAAAATTATCGAAGGTATGTACGGTGAACGTGTAGGCATTAAAAAAGAAATGTTAGATGCCCAACAAAAGAAAGAGAGTGTTGACAAAACAGACATAACCGCTTTATACGCAATTGAAAAGAAGATTGCAATTGCTGAGAATAAGCAAATGGCTATTAAGATTCTACTTAACTCATTGTATGGTGCAATGGGTAATAAGTGGTTTAGATATTTTGATATGCGAATTGCAGAGGGTATTACACTTACTGGACAAACAACTATTCAATGGGCGGAGAAACATTTAAATGGATATCTTAATAAACTACTGGATACCAATACTGATTATATCATTGCTATCGACACTGACTCTGTTTACGTTGGTCTCGGTGATCTTGTTCGTAGGGTCAATCCTAATAACCCTGTCGATTTCCTTGATAAGGTTTGTGGTGACAAATTGGAAGGTGTCCTTACTGATTGTTATGCTGATTTATATTCTCGGTTGGGCGGTAGGGCTAATAAAATGGTCATGGGTAGAGAAGTTATTGCTGATAGAGGTATTTGGACAGCTAAGAAACGGTACATATTAAACGTACATGATAATGAGGGTGTACGTTATGCCAAACCTAAGTTAAAGATTATGGGTATCGAAGCAATCAAAAGCTCAACCCCTGCCATCTGTCGACAATCTCTGAGAGATATATTCCTAACCATTATTGAGAAGGAAGAGGTTGATGTACAAAGAGAGATTGCTCAATTCAAAATAAAATTTAACAAAGCTTCGCCAGAAGAAGTATCATTCCCACGTGGCGTAAATGATATTCGTAAGTGGGTAGATAAGAAGACTGTGTATAAGAAAGGTACACCAATCCACGTTAGAGGATCAATTCTACACAACCGTTTCATAAAGGATAAGAACTTAGGGAAAAAGATTAATAACATTGAATCTGGTGATAAGATTAAGTTTACCTATCTTAAGAAGCCAAACCCCATTAAAGAAAACGTAATTTCTTTTATAGACTTCCTTCCAAAAGAATTCAAGTTAGATCAATACGTTGATTATAATCTTCAATTTGAAAAGACATTTTTGTCTGTAATTGATCCTATCCTATCATCTGTTGGTTGGACAGCCGAGGAAGAGATATCATTAGAAGATTTTTTTAGTTAAGCTATGTACTTTTACATTGGTTTATGATATAATATACTTAATACAGGAGAAAAAGATGAGTATGAATTTTAGTTTAGATATGCATAAAATGCATGACAAGTATGGTGTTGGTGAAGTAATAGGAAAGATGAATCCATCTGATTTATCAGCCTTTGTTAGATTCCGCCGTGATTGTATTCAAGAGGAAGTAGATGAATTCTCTGAAGCTATTGACGATGCTGATGCAGACGAGATGGTTGATGCCTTAATTGATATTTGTGTATTTGCCATTGGTACCTTAGATCTTATGGATGTAGATATTGGTGAAGCTTGGAGTGAGGTACTTGATGCTAATATGAATAAGTCTGTTGGTATTAAAGAAGGAAGACCTAATCCCATGGGTTTACCTGACTTAGTTAAGCCAGAAGGGTGGACAGCCCCGGATCACTTAGGAAATCATGGAAATTTCGTTTACGTTATTTAAAAGCATATATGATAACAAAACTACTAAAGGTATGAGCCTTGGTGGTTTTGGTGAATTCGAGCAATTACTATATTCATTATCTAAAGAATATCGTAAGGACAAAGCTGCAGCTCAATTAATATCACCAGCAACATATATCGAAAATACCACTAGAGCTAATGCCAATGTAATCAATTGGGCAGGTTGGGCTGCAGTTGATGTTGACGAGAATACCGAAGAGGTATTATCTAACTTAACAAAAGAGTTATATTATGTTTGTTATAGTACTGCATCATCCACCGTAGAAAATCCTAAGTTTAGATTGGTATTTCCATTAACAACTGAAGTACCAGCGGATAAGATCAAACACTTCTGGTATGCTTTAAACAAAGAGCTTGGTGATATTGGTGATGCTCAAACGAAGGATCTATCTAGAATGTATTATATACCTGGATTATATGAAGGTGCTAATAATTTCATTTGGACTAACGAAGGTGCTTACATTGATCCAAACGTATTAATGCGTAGGTTTACCTACATAGAAAAAACTGGTAGCTCATTCTTAGATAAGTTACCACCTGAAGTTCGAAAGCAAATGCTGGCTCATCGCAAAAACACAATGACTAATACATCTATTAGCTGGAGTTGTTATAGGGATTGCCGATTTGTTAATAAGAGAATGGTTAATGAATATAGACATATTACTGATACCGGCTGGTATTCTAAAATGTATGCCATTATGGTTAACATAGCAGGAAATGCCATTAAACAAAAATACCCCATTACAGCTGGGGAAATAACTACATTATGTAAGGAGATTGATAATGACACTGGATGTTGGTATAAAAACAGACCTTTTAATAAAGAAGCTGACCGGGCAATTGAGTTTGCATACGGAAACATTTAACATACGTGATTTAGATAGCGATAAACTATTAGCTCGAGCCAATGCAGAAGCACGCAAAATCTATAGTAAATCATCTACACGTAACTATAGAAGTTTAAACAAAGTAGTTCAAGATTGTCTTAAGGGTCAAACAGCTGAATTATTTCTAATTGACTTATGTGGATACAGAGATAATCCTGAACCATATATGGACCTGTATACTCCAGGTGGTGCTGAATTAGAAGTTAAGGTTACTGAGAAAGCAACCAATGCTGTTTTCATTTTGAATAAACTTAATGAACGTAAAGCCTGGGGTAACGTGGCTAATTTAGTTTACATATATATTTTAGATAATAAGTCTGGTGATATTAATTTCCTATCTGAATACAAATATAATGGTCAAAGGTATGTACTTTGCACTTAAACTATGATATAATATACTATATAATATAGGAGTACATAATGAAATTTGATGAAGGAAGACCACCGATGCACTTAGTGCCACCGGAGGCAATTAAAGAAATAGCTGAAGTATTTGCTTTTGGAGCAGATAAATATGCAGAGAATAACTGGAGATTTGATGGATCCACAACCAACCATTCAAGAACTTATGCGTCTATTCAACGACATCTTAATTCTTATTGGAGTGGAGTAGACTTAGATCCAGAGAGTGGCAAGATGCATTTATCACATGCCCTCACCCAAACTATCATTCTATTAATACATATAATGGATAATCCTGAGATGGACGATCGTTACTCAACTTTAAAGGAAAAGCATGATAGGAACAGTTAAGAATATAAGAGATGCCTTTAAAGGTATGTTGATGGCCGAAGACTTTACCATTGATAAAACTGGAGCTAAGACCATTGAGTTAATTGGCACTTCATTTATTGCTAATGAACCAGCAATATTTGGAGAACCCTCTGAAGCTTATATTGCTAAAGAGATTGAATGGTATAAATCACAATCAACTAATATCAATGACATATATGGCGAGGAAAGAGATGCTCCGGCAGCATGGAAATATGCTGCAGATAAACATGGTAATATTAACTCCAATTACGGTAAGCTAATATTCTCTAAGGAATATCACAACCAATACGCAAATGTTATTGATGAACTAAGAAATAACCCTGATGGCCGTAGGGCCGAGATGGTTTACAATAGACCTTCTATTTGGGCAGAGTTTGACAAAGGTGGTATGTCTGACTTCATTTGTACTAATGCTGTTACCTATTACATTCGTGGAGATAAACTACATTGTGTAGTGCAAATGAGATCTAACGATGTGGTCTTTGGTTATAAGAACGATTACGCTTGGCAAAAATGGGTATTAGATGCATTGATCCATGAGATCAATGTCTTTACTGATTATGATGAATCACGCGAAAAAGAGCTCACCGCTGGTAATATCTATTGGCAAGTTCAGAATTTACATGTATATGAAAAACACTTTGGATTAGTCAAATGATAGTAGGATTAATAGAAAACGTTCCTAAGCTTAAGTATTCCCATAACCGTGGGTACGCTCAAATATGGGCAGATCTTCTTAAGGATAATATTCAATATGCTATGCCTACAACAGGTAATGGTGAGAAGCTATATCTTTATATGGGCATTAATTACAGTGGGACAT